TGAAGGCACCATCGGCCAGAGGGGTGACCTTGGGCTGATTGAGTTCTCGATCCTTGTTCGTACGGTCGTCGTAACCTTGGTTGAAGGCTTGCACACCAGCACCTAGGCCTTCCTTCAGGTTCCTAGCCCCGAGGAGCGCAGCACCACCATTGATAAGGCCGTCATAGATCGAGTTCATGTCCTTGCGGGGAGCCTGGGGAGCCTGAGGCTGCCCCATAGGACCCTGAGGTGCCTGAGGAGCCATTGCGGCGCCCATAGGACCCTGGGGAGCCTGTGGTTGCCCTTGTTGGCCCGGATCACCACCCATGTACGCCGAGAGGGTCCCAGGCTGATTCCGAAGGGCCTGAAGGATGTACGAAGGGATACCTTGAGACTCGGGGTTCCCATTAGGGTATCCGTCGTCCTTGCCCTGCATCGCTTCACCGAGCCACGAGGGCATCTGACCGTACTGCGGGTCTTGGGGATCCACGCTAAATTGACTTGCCATGGTTTCTCCTTAACCGTAGTTGTCCGGATTGTCGAAGCCCGAGTAAGACGACTGGTAATCGGAATTGAAGCCGCCCGAGTCGGTACTGCCGAACCCGCCAAGCTTGCCGATAATGCCTGCACCAGACAATGCCCCACCAACAGCACCTTGGACACCCGAGGCTACCGGCGAGGAGACCTGTCCTGCCACACCTGTGCCACCGTACTTACCGTTGATGATCGACATATACTTCTGGAGTAGATCAAGGTTGGTGTTCTGGCCTTCGGTGTAGGCAGCCTTGTTGGCGTCCAGGTTCGCTTGGTCGTTGGTCTGATAAATGTTTCCAGCGCCTGTGAGTTGGTCGAAGTTGTTGCCGTTTGCTTGTTGAGCAGCCGTGAGGGAACCCACGCCTTGACCGTAAGCCGTGCCGAGTTGCTGGTTGACGTTACTGCGGAGGGCTTGCTGTGTGTTGTACTGGGATTGAGCCGTACTGAGGCCTGTGTTGAACAGGTTGCTACGGATGCTCGAGGAAATGTCAGCGAGGCGGTCCGAGGCCCCACGCTCTGCGATACCTTGGGCAACCCCGGTACGCGTGGAGTTCGTGTTACCACTACCAGCAGCCGCGAGATTCAGTGCAGGCAGTTGGTTTTCATTGAGGTTTCGTACGGTATCCCTAGATGCCGCATCGATCATCGAGTCAGCGTAGGGGCTGTTGGCGTACTGGTTGGCCGTATTCAGGAAGTTCTGAGTCTGGTCCGTACCAGCTTGGTCAAATACCGACTGTGCGTTATTGCCGAACTGCTGACCGAAGCCAAGCATCGAGCTGCCGCTGCCATACAGACCATTGGCGATGTCCTGACCTTGGTTCCCTGCGAACGCTGCGGTACTGTTGGCACCTTGAGTGGTGTACGGATTGAGACCAGCTACGCGCGGGCCTGTGTAAGCGCCCGTGGTGGCATCATTCAGGAAGCCTTGGGCCTTATCGTACCCTTGGGTGATGTAAGGCTGTGCTTTGGACCACGGGGAATTGACATCTGCTTGCTGCTGTTGAGCACTCTGGGACGAACTTTTGTCTCCGAAGATGCTCCCTACTGCACCAATCGCTGCAGAGCCGAGGCTTGCCGTGATCGGATCAATGCCGTACTTACGGCCAATCCCCGGAGCAAGGGAAGGCACGAGCATCCTGAGGATTGCTTTGAACATTAGAGTAATACCTTGGTGTAGACAGCCCCACTCTTCCGGTAGCGCAGGCGCTTGAAGACGGAACCACGGTCCAGGTTGTCCTGAGTGCTGACGACAGCCTTCTTCACCCCTGCTTCACGCATGCGAGCTTCGGCATAGCGGAACAGGTGAACCCCAAGCCAGCCTTGGCGGTACTCGGGGAGGATGAAGTAGGAGTCGTTGAAGCAAAACAGGGAGGACGCGTGATGCGGGTGACGGCTGAGTAGATTCTTGCTATACCCTATGAGCTTCCCGTTATCTCGCACTGTGACAAACAGGAGGATTCCTGAGGTCTCAGCAGCAAGGTAAAAGGCCTCGTTGAGGAAGAAGGGGATTTCAGCTTGGTCGTAGGCTATCTCTGAGTAGTGTTGCTCCCACAGGGGACGCATCTCTTCGACGGCTTCACTCCACTTCTCAACTTGGTAGCTAATCATAGGGGTGTTACTCTCTGTTTTAAGGTACGTGTCCGCCGATCTGCTCGAGGGCTGCCACGAGAGACTGAATGGTCCGCTCCAATTTCTTCAGTTCCTCAGTGAGAAAGAGGACCTGCGATTGGGGATTAGTCGGAACACTCGAGCGGACATACTTGGTGAGGGGTGTGGTGTAGATCATCGGCGGCTCAATGTCTTGATGTCGAAGTCCATACCTGAGAACTGGAAGTTACTGATCGATGCCGTGCTCACCTTGTAGGCGAGGTAGCGGCCTGCGACCATCATGTCCAGCTTGTACTCTTCGGCAGGGTTATACGTCGAACTCGACCGGTACACTGCAGCTTGCTTAGGGAGATCCGCAGACCCTACTTCGAACGTGAAGACACCCGTGGAATCCTCAAAGGAACACTGAGGCACCAGAGACTGCACGAGCTTGTACCCTCGGAGGGTCGTAGGCAGCCCTGCGTTATCCAGGTCAATCCCCACACGCTCCACATAGGCAGGCTTGAGGACCTCTTGGTTCGCGGGGAGATTAACCAACCCTGCGGTCGGGAGATCCACAGCGAAGACTCGGGTATCTGTGACCCCTGCGTTCTGATCGGCAACCGAGAGCATGATTGGCATCTTCGGGGTGATCCCGAGGAAGCTTGTGTAGCTCGTGTTGTACAGTTCGTAGGTGTCCGTGACATCCGGGAAGGAGTTCTTCACCAGTGCAGCGTTGGCCTCGGCTCCCCCAATGATGTTCGGGAGATCCATGAAGGACCAAGTGTCATTCTTGTAGTTGTAGATCGCAGCTTGGTTACAGAAGTCGGCGTTGACGAACGCAGCCTCATCCTGCAGGGTCGGGTAGCAGAAGTGGACCAAGTTAGCGACCGAGTCATGGACCACGAAGCACGAGGTCTGACGGGTACGGTCCAAGGTGTTGTAGATCGTCCGACGAACACGACTGTCACTGATGGAGTTCTTAGCGAGGCCATCGTGGACATAGATATCGTTCTCACCGAAGACGAAGTGCTTGCCCTCGATCTCAACGACACAGTTCGTGTTGATGATCCCGCCTTCGAAGGGAGCCTTACGGAACCCAAAGACTGCAGAGTCCCCCCGGTATTCCACGTTCCACACTTGGGACTGGTTGTATACGATGAAGCCACTGCCGAGGACCAGACCATCACGGATAGGCGAGCGCATCTCAGAGATGACGTTCTCACCAGCCACGAAGTTAGGATTCGAAGGGTCCCAATTGATCGTTGAGATTGCAGCCCCGTACTGGATCGGGTTACACCACTTGAACATCGTGGGGTACTTCACCCCGTTCTTGTCGAGGTTCATCATGATGGCGTAGTCCAGGAACGGCCGGACCACCGCTGCGGTATCTGTAGCTACCCAGTCCCCTGCAATGAGGGAGTACTGCGGGTCATTGTTCGGGATGTTCCGGACCAAGGGCCTCATGCCCTTACGTGCCAAGAAGGAAATCCCTGCGACCTGACAGTGGGACCAAGGGTTATCGTTGGTTACCGTGCCTGAACTAGGGGTAAGGAACGTGAGGTTATTGTTTGGGTACGCACGTACGGTACCGTCTCGATCACATACGAAGACTGCTTCCCCGATCTGGGCGTCAGCATAAGAGCCAACGAAACGAGCAAGCGTAGAACTACCACCTTCAGCCGAGTCATAGGGATTCGTGTTGGCATCGTAGGTACCCGGGGCCGTGTCATACGTGAGGGCTGACCGGATAGGATTGAACAGTTGCTTGAACACAGGAGCACGGGTAATCCGGTCCTCATCGAAGATGACGTTGTTCGCGGCAGAGAAAGCATTAGGCGGGAGGTCGTACGGGTTGGCATCAGTGATGACCCCCACGCCCCCAAGCTTCCGAAGCGGGAGAGTCGGCATTGTTATACCTTCATGATGTAGGCCAAGGCCATGTACGGAGGCAGCGAGGTGTGCTGGTGATCACCCACGAGGTTCGCAGTGTGCGTATGGTTCGCAGGAGCAGCGACAGCCGTGACAGCCGTAGCGCCTGTACCAGACTGGACAGCATTCAAGGTAACCCCAGGGGCACCCGCAGTTGCGCCGTTGATCGTATGGGTGTGTGACCCTGCCATCCCGGTACTTGCGGATCCACCTATGGTTCCCACAGGGTTATCCGTGGAGTTGGCACCGTAGACAAACTTCTTACGGAGGTCCGGGGTCCCATTGGTACCATCACAGAGCGCATAGCCTGCAGGGATAGCCACGATGGCTCCCGACCACATCAAGATCACTCCCACGGGTACCGGGGAATTCAATTGGGCAGGCGTGGAGAGTACGGGACCATCCAGGTTAGGGAAGGTGTTCTTGAGAGCCAGCTTGATGGTTCTGAGGTGATCATCCGACTGGGAGACACTATCGGTACTCAGGGGGTTCGCAGGGTTAAGCTGGTTGATGTAATTGGCTGTTTCGAGAGGCATCTGTATTTACACCTTCATGATGTAGTAGAGGGCGTAGTACGGATTCCGGATATCGATAGCCGCCCCGCCGCCTGCGTTGTCAATAGCGAGGACGTGACTGTGTGCCCCGTTGACCGAGGAGTTGACCGAGAAGAAGTGACTGTGGGCACCTGCGGGATTCGTGGGGTTCTGGAAGCGTCCCGACGAATATCCAGTGGATACGGCTACGTTGGCGCCGCCATTGTCCGAACCTGCCTGTACCGAGCCGTTATTGGGGAGACTGTGCTGGTGGTCGCCCACGTCTGACGTATTCCCCTGCACTAGGTGATTATGGTCACCCAAAGTATCCGAGTGTCCCGAGTGGTTATGCACGGGCATCTGGGACTGGGACAAGGTGATGAAGGGGGCACCACCTGAAGCAGTAAGGCCGTAGGAATTCCCTGCGCCGACGATAAACCTATCGACCAGATTGGGGGTGATGATATTCCCCGCACCATCACTACGTGCAACAGTCTGACCATTACACAACGCCCACCCCGCAGGGATAGAGGGTTGTGCCCACATAATGATCCCGCCAACAGGCATCAGGGTATTAAGTTGGGCTTGGTTCCAATTCACTGCACCCGAGAGATTCGGGAAGGTATTCTTCAGGGTCGTCTTAATGAGACGGATATGGTCATCTGCAAATGCAATGGCATCTGAGCCAAGAGGATTAGCAGGTACGAGACCATCAATATAAGTAGCGGATTCTAATGCCATGGGTATCTTTGGGTGACTGTGGATACCCTTGGGGTACCTTGGTTTTATCTAAGGATAAGACCATTATTAATAACCTATATATAAACTATAGGGACTTAAGTAAAACCTAGGGTCCTTTTAGAATCCTTAGGTCTTTAGAATCTAAAGCCCCCCTACCCCCCATAGCCCTTACTGGTCTATTAATGGTCGAGATAATGGTCAATGTAGGGAGAAACTTGGGTAAAACTTGTGCAACCTTGGGGGTCCTTTGGGTACCCTTGGGGTCCTTGGGTTACCCTTGGGAATAAAGGGGGTGGGATCAACTTGAGGGTACCCGGGGGGGTCCTAGGGGGTACCTTGGGTTTCTTTGGGAATCTTGGGGACGTTGCTCTCACGCAACAGGTCGAACAACAACAACAACGAAAAACCTTTAGGCATTCTTTTGGAAGTGGATCCAAAGAGGCCCTAGGGGGTACATCCGGCAGCGTGTGGGCACAGCAAGGAGCGTGGCTCGAGTGGGAGCATGGGCTAAGTGCTTGATTCTAAAGGAGATACATCCGATGAGTTATCTAATGTGGAATCAGGGAACGTTGGTGTACTCATTGGCCAGGGTTAGCCAGGGGCATTAGGGATAGCTGAGGTATCCATGGTGCACAAATGATTAGGACACTAACGATTCCAGATAGTGAAGGAAGGGGTTCGTGTGTGTTCGACAGGCGAACGAACCTGAGCCCTTGGAACCCCAAGACACCTTTTGATCGAAAGTACTAAGTTTCGCTTGCACAATGCTACACAGTGCGTTACATTGGAACCCTAGCAACACGAAACGAACCAGGGAGCAAAGATAATGACTGCATGGACCAATTTGGTAGCTCAAGTACAGAAGGACCATGGAACCCGTGGAATCTACTGGACTGCAGTAATGAGCGCAGAGTCCAATGGCTCTAGCGATGCAGAGTCTTATGAGTCCCTTAGCTATACCTCAGCATTCGAAGAGAATGAAGCCGTGCGTGCTTACTTTGAATCGATCGGCTACACATACTAACGAACCCAAGGCACAGAACCCTGTGTTGTTCGTTGTCGAAGTGACGAGCAAATGAGTTTAAATAACAGTTGCACACCTCTGCACAACACGTTATAGTTCATCCCATAGCAGCACGACACAAACCAAACGAACCACACGGAAACCTGGAGAATCCAAATGACCTTATTAGCCAAGAATAGCAAGTCGTATAACGGGCACAAGAACTATAACCACTGGAATGTAGCTCTTTGGCTCAATAACGATGAACAGTTATGGCAAGAGATGATTCACTTCGTAAGGTACGCGAATACCCGCGAGGAAGCAGCGCAAATGATGCTTGCGTGGTTACTTGAGTACAAAGGCCCGAAGACACCTGATGGCGCTCCGTATGCCATCTCGAGCATTCGCGCCGCAATGGTTGGTCTCTGACCTGCACAACACACAGTAGGACAGGTCGAAACCCTCTTACACATGAGGGTCTGCGGGTAACGCCCGTACTGAAGAGACCAAAGGAAATCACCATGCTTAATACTGCCGTAATAACTCGCCACTACCTCCTTGCTGCACTTTGGACCACCACGGATGAGCATGGGGAACCCTTCGACGCTACATACGATATTCAGGACATTTCAGCCGAAACACTGGCGGAAGCTATTGAGGATGTGACTGACTTCGTGGATTCCAACGAATCCTTGTTGGTTGTGTCAGGACTCTCAGACCCACAAATCGGGCATGACTTCTGGCTTACCCGTAATGGGCACGGTGCGGGATTCTGGGACCGTGGTTTGGGTCAGGTGGGCGAAGCACTCTCGAAGGCTAGTGAGCCTTACGGGGGAGTAGACCTGTATGCAGGTGATAACGGCTACATCTACAGCTAACCAAGGAAAACCCATGTTCAGCCTAGTCCATCGTTTCACAGGCAAAGCGTTATTACGGTTCCTCACACTGGAGGAAGCCTTAGTCGCCCTGCAGGAAGCTGCGGTACCTGATCTGTTCTACATCTCGAATCAAGCTAACTGAGGCACACCATGAAAATCCAATTCAAAGCCAAGATGCAAGCGGTCTACAACATGGATGACACGGTTTCCTATCAGTACATTGCGGTTCCGACGCTCAAGCGTAATCATGTGGATATGAACGAAGCACGGAATCACCCTAAGTTTGGCGCATATGCCAACAGTGATTTTTTCCCTGGCATGCTGGCACGTATCCGGAAGGGCCTTATCCAAGGTTCCCTTGGTCTCCGTATGGACCGCTTGCCGGACAATGTGACTGTGGATACCTCTGGGTTCCTGGCTAACGTGACTATTGACGTAGCATGAGACCTTCTGTACGCCCAGTAACCAAAGCCCTAGAGGCATACTCGCGGGCTATCGAACCAACGCCTACACTGATCCATGATCTAACCAGGGCGCTCGCAGAGGAACTAGCGAAGACCATGCAGGGCCCTGTTGAAATACGGCTACCGGGTAACATCCGGATCATTCGCACGAACCAAGGGGAATCCAAATGAGCGTTACTGCTAGAGTACTTTTGCAATGCATCAAACACGGGCGCCCCAAATGGGCAAAGATGTACGCTTCCTGGCTTATCGCAGGGAGATACTGATGTGATGAATAGCGCAAACGAGAAAGCCTAGGGATTCCCCTGGGTTTTGTCGTTTGGGTTACATTACGTGCGCATTACCTATCACAATAATTGACCTAACAATTAAACAGAACATGAAAACTATTCTCATTACCTTGGTTACCCTGGGTTCCCTTTCTTCCCTTACGGGTTGCGCGGGCTCCACTATGACCCCTCAACAGGCTCAAGCTTGGTCTGAGGGCCTAAGTAGCCTGGGGCAGACTGTGGGCGCCAGTAGGACCAAGTATCGGCAACCGCAAGCACCTAGCTATACCTGCGTGGACTACGGTTCATTCACGAACTGTAACCCTAGCTAGGCAACCGCAGACAAACTAGAGACCCTAGGTAACCCCTGGGGGTTTCGTGCTTGTGTGTGTGCCCGTGTCCGTTCGTCCCTTCGGTTATCCGAGGGGCGGAAGCATGCGTGCGTATGGTTTCTAGGGTCCCGTATGGTGCTAGGAACCGCTCGGAGACCTAGGGAGCTACATGGGTAGCCTGAGGCTCCCGAACAGCTCAAAAGGGCTGTATTTGGGTCCTAGAGGGGTGCAGGGTAGGAAAGCTAGGGAACGCTTGCTATCCAAGGGTACTTTGGCTATGGTGCGCGACCCTTGGTCTAGGCGTTTCTATACCAGTTTTGGGATACGAGAGGGCGAAAATGGGGTATTTTTGGGGGTTTGGGATTGCTCAGAACGAGCGAGGGTCTGTGGAAGGATGCAAAGGGTGACCTGGAGATACCCAAAATTTGTTTGGGTTTTCCAATTGATCTATAAAATCCGAAAATGGCCAGCCGTTCCAACTAGAAGGCCTAGAAATATTTTGCTCAAATCTGAGAGTGCCCTGTCGGACCCCAAAGGGAGAGAGAGGAGAGAGACCAATGAGGCTCCCCAACAAGGCACGCTCAGATCCCCCTGATCACAGGGAATCGAGACCCAAACATTGCATTTGGGATTTCGGGTAGAACTTGTGGCTCATTACTGGCGCATCTTGGTCATCTAAGTACGAAGTATCAACACGGCTCCGTATACAAGAGCGGCGCTTCGTTTCACATCATACTTAGACCCTGAGGTACTGGCTTAACGACCCATCGCCTTACGAGCGTGGGACGCAGAGTCAGCTTAGGCTCTGCACATTAGTTCTGGTCGGAAGTCAGGAATTGCACCTGAATAGCAATCGCCGCTATCAGCTATTCTTCCGTTAGTGAAAGGATCCCGCTTCCCACGGGAATCGCTAGGTTATCTCAGGGCACGTCTCGTCCCCGGTCACTAGACTTACTACATCACCGAATCGGGCAGGCACCACCGGCACATTCGTCGACCAATTCAAGGTCAAGGTCCTGTGCAGTGCTGTTCAGATCGATCGGTTGAAGATTTGCTACATACTGGTCATACACTGACTTCGTTACGACTTCCTGAGGAAGGTAGAGGTACCCGAGGTCCTTAGCGGTCTTTGTGGGATCCGCACGGAACAAGAAGCTCACACCTACGTACGTGCTCCAGTTGTCGAGCAACCAATCGACGATAGCGGGGACTTCATCCACACCATAGCTGATCGTTGCACTAACGTTCTGGTCACACCACGATTCCATGAGCATCTTGTAGCGCTCAAGCTGGTCAATAGCGGTCTCGAGGTTCACTTCGAGTTCCACACCGTCCTTGAGGAACTTAGAGAACGGTACGCCATCCCATTTGACCGGGAGGGTGATCAGCACAGCCTCAGCATCACTCGGATTCTGGATGACCTTGTATCCTGCAGAACGACACAGGGGAACCAGAGGGTCATGCTTACCGAAGTTCACGTTATTGAGCACATAGCGCCCAAGGGGAGCATGCATGCCTTCTGTCGTGTCCATGACCTTACTGAGAGTGCCCGAGGGTTTTACCGTGGTGACGTTCTTAGGGCGCGGAGTTCCGAGTTCGTCAGCCATACCATAAGCAGCAGAGATAGCAGTACGACGCAGTTCCGTGTAATCGTAGGCTCGAAGATCAGGTCGACGCACAATACCAGTAAGCCCAACCCCACAGAGACGAAGGAAGTCATTGTTGCGGTGCCACGCTTCTTGGAGGATCCCATCACGTAGATCAACACAAGTCTGCCGGTAGTTAGCACGAGCAGCAAGCTCAACAGCACGACGAAGGCCTGCAGAATCACCAGCAAACTTACCAACATCCACCTCACTCAGGTTACAGAAGCTCTTGTTGCCGAGGAGAATCTCAGCGCATGGGTTGACACCTTTGAACCAAGGTGCCCGCTTGATAGCCGTCTCACCATTGATGAACCCGGGCTCACTGCCACCAGCCTCGACCATCAAGTCAAAGATATGTTGCAGTTCTGCACGAGCAGGCTTCTGACGGAACAGGAGGGAGTTGTTCGACTGTGCACGTTGCACGTTCGATTCCCACCAGTTGCGCTTGGCTACTGCGAACTCTTGCCATTCGTCCTGACCATACTCAAAGAGAGCAATCTCAGCACTGCGACGCGAGGACAGGATCGTGCCCAACCAATTGACGATGTCGAGGATGTCGATGCGAGTGAGGAGTGAACCTGCTCGGCGGTTGAGGATTTCGAAGATTGCCTTGACTGCTGTGCAAAGTGCTTCGTCTCCACTGGAGATCCAACCGTATCCAGCAAGTCTCTCACCAGCGGGGCGTATAGCCGAGGCATCGAAAACAAATTTATCGGCGCTGTACTGATGTGCGACCAGTTTTCCAAGGGCTTTGGCCCAAGCTTCTGCTGAGTCACCGACACTGATTGTCCAGACACCATCTTTGAAGGTCTCAACGTTGTGCTCACGGCCACCCTTCTCGGTGCGCTCAGAGCGAATGAATTCGATTGTGGGGATACGCTTCTGGAAACCAGTAAGCTGACCAACGATGGGACTGAATCCAACACCGCAACCCTGCAGCAAGAGCCACAGACAGTCGACGATATCCTGAACGGTCTCGACCTGGGTGAAACTACAGTTGAACTGCGAGGCTTCACGCTTCTTTGCGACCTTGGTTCCCCCGAGCCACAGCGTGCGACCGCTCATGAGAACCTTGCGGTCGATCATCAGTTGACGAAGCTCACCTAGTTCAGCAAGTTGGTTGTCGCTAATGTCATAGCCTGCCTTGTCAGCAGCGCGATCCCAAAGCCACATCTGATGACCAATAACCCGGTCGACCATGGCTTCCCAAGTCTCGAAGACTGTCCCTTCAGCATTCAGTGGTCGCTGATAGGTTCGTCGGGCCACAAGCTGTGACCGAAGTGATGCGTTGCTCATCTCTCTGTACTCTCTCTGTTAAGCATGTACTGCATTGTGTTGTGTTATTGGGAAAAAAGAATCACAAGGGAACCCCAAGG